TTCCGCTTCAGCATCAATACTGTGGTAAGCGTTAAGGTCTTGTGCAAATTCTGGTGTCCATTGTGCTTTTAATTTTCTAGTCTTAGCAACAATTGCTTCACTAGCTAATTTAACATCAATAGATGGTATTGCGATAGAAGGCGCAACGTTGTTACCGTCTCCTCCTGAAGCTTCAAAGTCACCTCTGTCGTTGTCAACTGGTTGTTTGTGGTATACTATAGATCCACTTAATTCAGTATCAACTGTAGTTGAACTTTTTGCAATAACGAAAGATACATCTGTTCCTGATACTGTAGTCCATTTTGGAATAGTTACATCAGTAGAAGCAGATAAGATTCTAAATGCTCTTACACCTTTCAAGTCAGCAGCTAATCCAGATACAGACTTAGTAATTACGTAGTAGTCTGATGGGTTAGTACCGTCTTGGTAGTTGATAGATGCAGAAGAAGCAGCAGCAGCAGATTCAGCTACAACAGCAGAAGAGCTATTGATAGAGTATCCGAACTGTCCAGCTCCGTATAAACCTCCAGAAGCATCAACATCTTTTGCTAATTTACTGTTAGCAGTTGATACATTTCCATAAAGGTTGTCTCCAGCAGATCTTCCGTTTCTAGTGTCTCCATATTTGAAGTCTAGATAAAATACAAGACCTGAAGGTAAATTCATTGGTTGTACAGATACGAAATCTTGTGCAACGATTTGAGCGAATACTTTTCTTACTAATGGTAAGACAACTCCAGCCCAGTTTTCACCTGCTCCAGCAGAGAAAGATGCTCCTCCTCCGTGTCCAGATGTGTTTGCTTCAGCGACTACTTGTTTTGCTTGATTTTCAAGGATAACAGCCATGTTGTTTTTGACTTTCTCATCTTTGATTCCCTCTAACAAACCAGAAGCACTCCACTTTTCAGCAAGTTTTACAGAGTCAGCTTGCATACTTTTGTAGTTGTTGCTGCTCTCTAATAATTGGTTTAATTCCATGATAAATAATAGTTATTAGTGTTAATTTAATTAATAATTCCGGCTAATTTTTGCATTCTTCTTACAGTGTCAGATACTTCAGAAATTACTTCTGGTTTAGCAGCTGTTGTTCCACCGGCTTTAGAAGCCATGCCTAATTTAGTTTTTGATTCTTTGATAGTATTAGCAGATTGTTTTTTACCTACTACACTGTCAGAAACAGTTTCGAAAACTAGTTTCACCTCTTTAACGCTCTCTGCTTTATCAAAAGCAGCGATAATGTTAACTTTTTGACTTTCTGAAAGGTCGTTCGACTTGAAGATCTTGTTAACGTAAAGTAATTTAGAATTCAATAGATTAACCTCGTTAAGGTCTTTCTTCAAAGTTTCAATAGTTTCTAAAGCTTCCTGTAATTCAGTTGTTTCTTCTGAAACATCTTCATGTTTTTTGCAGTGCTTTTCGTCTACTTCTTCTTCTTTAATGTCTTCTTTCTTACCTTCGTCTTTGTGGTCTTCTTTAGCCTCTTCAACGTTTTCGTCTTTGTCGTCGTGTTTAGCTTCTTCTACTTCTTCTGAAGTTTCAGATTCTAATTCTCTAAGAAGTTCATCTAAATCGATTTCTTCTTCTTCTGCTCCGTCGATAGCTGGTTCTTCGATAGCTGGTTCATCGCCCATGCCTTCGATATCTCCACCATCTAAGTCATCACCTGCAGGAATCTCTTCCTCTCCGTGACCACCTTCTTGAGCAATAATATCTCTTACTATATCTTTGAACTGGTCAATAGATAATTTAGAAATATCTTCGTCACCGTCAGGCATATCGTCTTCGACAGGCTCTTCAGCTGGTGCTTCGATTTCCGCTTCGTCATCAGATTCTTCTGAATCATCCTCGGCTTCATCTTCTTCAGCAAATTGTGCTGGTACTTCTTCTGCAAGTTCTTCTACAGCTTCATGCTTTTCGTCTTCTTTAGGAGCTTCTTCGATAGTTTCATCTTTCTTGTCATGTTTTGCTTCTTCTACTTCTTCAGATGTTTCCATTTCTTGAAGTTTAGCAGCTAACATGTCTTTTAGATGAGGTGTCAAAGACTCTTCTAAAGCTTCCTTTGCATTAGCAATAGCAGCTTCTCTTACAGATTTAGCTTCAGCAATAGCTTGCTTAAATAAATCTTTACTCATTGTAAAATTGTTTGTGGTTTCGTACGATTATTGAAATCGTAATATGAAGTTAATAAATGTAATTGATACAGTATAGTGACTGTATATTCTTATATAAATATATAAGTATTACGAAAACCTACGACCAGCTAGTTAAAACTGGGAATCCGTCACTACCGTCTCTAGTAACTGGTGGGGTAGATCCTGTATTACCAACTCTATATAATACTGCATGGTCTTTATTACTAGCCGCTCCAAAGTAATCTCCTGATGTACCTGATACAATTAAGAAGTCACCTGTAGTAGGTTCTTCTTGGAAAAAAGTTCTACCTGTATTGTTAAAGTACATAGTACCTGTGTTTGATGCATAAGTCTGGTCTGTGGCTAATATAGGTATATGTCGATCTATGACGTAGTCTGGAGAAGATCCTCCTGCATCACTAACATAACCAGCTATATACTCTTTAAATTGAGAAGCTGAGTAATCGTAAATAGGGGATGTTAAGTATCTCCTACTACCTGAACCTGCAGAAGAAGAGTGGTAGATAGATGTTTTAGTAGTCATCGCAGTAAAGCTACCGCTAAATATTTCAAAACTCTCACTAAATAGAGTAGTATCACCGTCTCCATTAGAAATAGATCCTGTATAATTATATGTGCCTAACGTTAATGAACCAGTTATAATTGCTTCTGCTACAGTATCACTAGTAAACGAAGCTGATAGATTAGCATTGTTTGTTAAACTAAAGCTAGAAGTATTAATAGTATCTCCGTAAGGGTCAGAGAAAGTAAATCTAAATTGAGAGCCAGAAAGTTGAACTCTAGTTTCAAAGAAAGATCTATAGGTAGTTGTACTAACTGTTGGTTCAGGATTAGGTTGACTTACTCCTGCATTTTGTTCTTCTCTTGCTCCTTCTTTAACTGTATTAGCAGATCCTCCTAGAGGGTCTCCTGATTGTAAGAATTTCTGAATGTCTACAACGTTAGGTTGTTGGTCAAATTTATTATAAACTTTTGGAGTAAATTGATTACTTCCTAAAAGTCTACTAGGTTTTTCTTTATAGCGTTCTATAAGTTGTTTCTTAAACTTCTTTTTTTTGAACTCGTCCATAGTAGATTATGCTCTTAATATATCGTTGATAAGATTATTTACTTTATCGAATTTATTAGCTTTAACTTTACCTTCTTGTAAAGCTACTGGGTTCATAAAAGCACCGTGTGTAGAAGGATTAGATACAAAGTCCCAACATACTAATTCAAAGTCAGGTTGTACTTCTAATTGTCCTTCGTTAGTCTGGTTTACTGATCCTGTACCTCTAGATGAGATACCAATTGTATGTCCTGCTTTAACTATTTCTTTTACTATATTACCTGCAGGTGTATTTAATAGTTCGATCTTACCCATTAGATCGTTTCCTTTCCAATAAAGCTTTTTTACTACATGAGACGCATTCTTTAAAGACACTACAGGAGTTTCAGGATGATCTAATTCTCCAAATGCATTTCCTCTCTCTACAAACTCTTTAACGTATTTAGAAGCTTCTCTTTCTAATATAGCTTTTGAATATACTCTACCGTTTTGATTCTCCGCAACTGCTCTTTGCATAACACCCTCAACTTCATATACTCCAGGTCTTTCTTTAGACTCTCTAAGTACTGATTTAAATGGGGTAACGTCTACTAATAGTTGTGCCATATTATTTTTTTTCGTTTACACCAAACATTGTCTGTTTTGGTTGTTCTTCGATATCTCCTGCTGCTCTTGCTGCTGCAATGTCAGCTGATGAAATTGTCTTTACTTGAGGTAAACTAATATCTCTAGCAGATAATTTTCTTACTGGGTTAAGGTCTCTAAAGAAAGCTGATTCTATGGCAGGTGCTAAAAATGCTCCTACTTTCATTCCATCAGGAGTTTCTATTTGTCCTATCTTATCCATAGAGCTTTGAACTCTTTCTCTTACTTTAGCAAAATAACCTTCCATATCTGTTACGATATTTTCTAGGTCATTTATTACTACTTGCATACCTTTATAGTCTCCGTATTTGTCTCCTATATCAGATAATTTAGCTGTTGCAGCTTCTTTAAGTAAAGATTCTTTTACAAGCTTTTTTATAGCTTCTTTTAGCTTTTCTTCTTTATTATAAAAAGATGTAAATCTAGCAGTGTTGTTACCACCTTTCTTTTTAGCTGCTCTTGCTGCATCTCTTGCTGCGGCTGCTTTAGCTCCAGCTTCTTTATGTCTATTAGGATTTTGTCTATCTAATTCTTTTTCTCTAGCAGCAAATTTGGCTAATGATGCTTTAGCTGCTGATGTATCTATTTCTTGTTGTGGTTCTTTACCCATCGCTTTTTTAATAGCTTTGTCTTTAGCAGCCATATAATCATCTCCATCAACATCTCCGTCTCCGTCATGATCTTTACCTTTCTTTTCAGATACTCCTTTTAGCTTGATAACGAATGCTTTTGCTATAAGGTTAGT